CGTTGTTATTACTGGAGATGGAGTTGGTGCTACTGCATTTGCTCAAGTAGACCTTTCTAGTAACATTGTTACTGGTATTGTAATAACAAACAAAGGTGTAGGGTATACTGCAGGTGCTACAACTGTTAGTATTGTGTATCCTGGTTCTGGTGCGTCATTCCAAACCAATTTAACAGAATTAACATATAATGAAGCAGCAACTTATGAAGAACTAGGTGTAAACGCAAATCAATTCACAAATAGAAAAACTGTGGATGGTGCAGGTGGATCTGTAATGCAAGGTGAGAACTATTTGATATATGGTGGTGAATATGGATATTTGTACAATCCTAAGCAACTTAGATTCTTATTAAGAGACAATATTGATAATAACCTTAATGAATTGAATCCTACTGCTCATTCACCGATTATTGGTTGGGCATATGACGGACATCCCATATATGGACCTTATGGGTATGAGGATGCACAAAATACTAACCCATATAATTCATATAAGTTGATGATCTCTAGTTACAGCGTAAAGACCTCTAGAGATGCTCTTCTAAGCGGTCTAGCAGACCCTATGGGGACTTATATTGAAGATTACGAGTATATAGAAGGATCTGGAGATTTAGACCAATATAATGGTAGATTTTGTGTTACCCCAGAATTTCCAAATGGAGTTTACGCATATTTCGCTACAATCAAAGGTTCTGCAGGTGAACCCAAGTTTCCATACTTTGTAGGACCTAATTTCTACTCAGAAGCGGATGCTGTCAACTGGAATGGTAATGGTCTACAGAAGAACTTCACAGAAGACGCAATTAGGTATAAAGTACCATATATCGGCACTGATAACATTGTAGCGAAGAGAAAACAGTTAGATAACAAAATTGACTTCTTCCTAGCACTAGAAGACACCACAACCTTAATTGTGATGGAAAGTGGGGAGATATTGAGTTACCTTGAAGATGGAATTGGATACTTTAGTTACTATCCAACTATTAGAGGTGGTACTGCTGATTCAATGGTCGTTTCGGCAACTAATAAGTATTCATCTGGCGGTGTTGACCAGTATCTAGTTGAAGGTGGTGGTAAAGAGTATAAAGTTAACGATAGACTTCAATTTGACAATACAGGCACTGGTGGAGAGGGTGTAAGTGCAATTGTGTCTCAAGTAGAGGGTGCACCTGTATCTGGACTAGCAATGGGGACTGATGCTAACGCTGATACCTATAGTGCGACTGTAACAACCTCAGAATTCCATTATTTACAAGGTGGTGATGTAGTTAATGTATCTGTAGTAGATAATGTATACACACGACAAATTAATACCAAGATAATTGGTTCTAAGTACCATTTCAAGTATTTTGACGTAACAAGCATGAAACTAATTGCTCCTTACGCAAATACTACTGCATTTACTCAGGGAGACTTAATATACGTTGCAGACAGAGTTTATGCTGCTGCAGTGAGTGGAACTTCTAGTTCAACTCCACCAACTCATGAATCTGGCACTTTAACTGATGGTTCAATGACTTGGACATATCTTAGGAAACGTACAGACGGTAATTTAGTTCAAGGTGGGTGGTCAACCCTTACAGGTGGTTCTAACTACAATAATGGCACATATTACAATGTTCCTCTTAAAGTCACCAATGTAGGTGCTTCTGGTAAAGGTGGAAAGGCAACTATTGTTGTTTCGGGCAATACTGTATCATCTGTAACAATTACAGATCCTGGTACTGCATATAACGTTGGAGACACTATAACTGCGGATAATGTTAATATTGGTAATGCTGTAGGTCCTGCAGGTTCTGGATTTACAATTACACTAACTGAAGTTGAAACTGAGGCACAAGTTCACTGTACTCTTGCTCATCAAGTCAAAGTTGGCGATAAAGTCAATATTTCGGGTATTACACCAACAGGATACAATAAAACCGACTATACGGTTATCCGTACAGAAACATTAAGAAAATTTACTGTAAAACGTAATTTTGCAAGTATTGCATCTGCAACTATTACAAATGCAGAGGTTTACGTTGAAGAACCCCAATTACAACTTATAAACGGACACAAATACACATTTGACACTTCTGATGCAAGTAATGTTGGAAAAACACTTGCATTTACCTTTGATTTGCAAAATACCGATATTTTCACTTATAAGAACATTACTGATGAAGTAAGAGATTCAATTACTGGAGATCAGACCTCTATTACGATTCTGATCGAAGATGTTCCTGGTATCTTCTATTATTTCGATATTAAGGGATCTACAAGCGGAAGTTTCTTCACAGCGATCAATGATCCGATTATCGGTGCACAAACAGTCTCAAGTAGGACAGATACGACATTCACTTACCAAATGGCGGTTCCACCTGAAGTTGGTTATAGTACAGGTGTATCATTTACTACAGACTCCATATACCCTTCAGGCGGTATTGCAAAAATTACTATTGGTGATGCAGGACGTAACTACTCATCCCTTCCAAAATTAAGTGGATCTTCAAGGTCTGGATCTGGTGCAACTGCTGTAGCAACTATATCTGGTTCTCTATCCAATGTATCCATTACAAATACTGGATCTGGTTATAATAACAATTCATTACCAACTGCAGTTGTAACTTTACCCGATTACGTTGATTTGACAGTTTCAAACATACTTGGGTCTTTTATTAAGAACGAAATATTAATATCACAACCTACTCAGGGTAATCAGACTGCTAGAGGTCAGGTCATCAGTTGGAACCCAGTTACTCAAGTATTACGAGTTAAACCTCTTAGGAATGAAAGAGTAGGTGCTGCAAACAAAGGTTACGTCATGTTCTCTACTGGAGTTGCAGAAACTAATAATGTCTACAGTGCAGATTCACAAGCATCTATTAGTGCAATAAGTGGAACTCAAGCAACTGTTACTGCGGTTGTATCTGGTGGTGGGCAGTTGACTGATATGACTGTTACAAATCCAGGTTCTAACTATCGTTCTGCTCCATCTATTGAATTTGATGATCCTTACTATGGATCGGTCTCTACAGTCGGAACTATTATTGAATCTGTTACAAATGCATTTACTCCAGACACAACCACCACTGGAGTCACTCAAACCAGTGTTGCTCCTCCTAATGGATCTGGTGCTGAATTTACCATTACCACTAGTGGAACTGGTGCAATTGCATCGGTTGTCTGTACTGCTGGCGGTAGTACATATGCACTAGGTGATGTTATCACATTTGATGGTACAAAGTTACCAGGTGGTGCATCTAACGAAGACTTTACTGTGACAGTTAACCAATTGGCACATGCTAATCCTGCAACCATCGCTACTCTACTGGATGGTTCTGTAGACAATATTACTGTTACAAACAGTGGATCTGGTTATCTATCTGCTCCTAATATTGAAGTTACTGGTGGTAACGGAATCAACGCAGCATTCAATGCTACCATCATTAATGAAGGTGTGCAGTCAATTAATATAGAAAGTGGTGGTATTCAGTACCAAAGTGCTCCTGTGGTCAATATTACACAGAAAACAGGTTCAGGTGCTTCTATACTACTTAAATCATCTGATATGGGTGAAATATTGAAAATAGGTGGAGATAACATTACATTCAACTATTCTCATGACAGAACTCTAAAACCAGAACTTAATACAACATATAACCTTCAGTTGACAAGAACTCAAGTTCTAGATTACTTTACCATTACTAATGGTGGAGCAAACTTTGTATCGACACCTGAGATCGTTCTTGAAGGTGGTGGTGGATCTCTATTTGAGACAAGGGCAAAGATAGAAAATGAAGTTATACAGTCCATTGATATCATCAATGAGGGTAGAGGTTTCCTAGCTGCTCCTACAGTCAAAGCAAGAGTAACTCATACATGGGTTGGATTGCAGTCTAATAGTACTCTTAACTTCCCATACAACACTAAGATACCAACAGGCACAAAAGTAACTCTTCAACAGATTACTGGTCAGTTTCCTGCACCTCTAGAAGTTGGAACAACTTACTATGCTGTTGCTGCTACTATTGCGAATGGATTAGGTGATAACCAAATTAAACTTGCTACATCTCTTGCAAATGCTAATCTTGGTACTACCATCTCATTCACATCTGCTCCTGTGGGTGATGCCATAACAGGACAAACATACTTTACATTACAGAGTACAGACCTAGGTGACAATATTACTGCGTTTATGAGACCTGCTAGTTTCTCCGTTGGAGAAAGAATCTATCAGGGTGCATCTACCGCATCATATACTGCATTTGGATTTGTTAAGAACTGGGATGCTTCTGGACGTGTTGTAAGTGTAGAGATCGTAGAGGGTGAATTTAGAGTAGGTGAACCTGTATTTGGTGAAGAGACTGCTGCATTTGGTCAGATTCATGAGTTTACTAGGGCAGATGCTGTATTCGAGGTTTCTCCTATTAGTATCTCAGCAACTACCTGGGAGAAGACAACTGGTTTCTTAGACCTTAACGAACAAAGACTATATGATAGTGACAGATATCAGGAGTTTTCATATGATATATCGTCATCTATTAATATTAATGAATGGAAAAACCCACTTAAGTTTGCTGCTCACCCAGCAGGTTTCAAAGTTGTTGGTACACAAGTACTATCACAAGCAACTACTAAAACATTTAGAACTAAACCCACTCTTAACTTAAATGCAGGTGATTCATATAGTTGGTGGCAACCAAGTACAAACAGTCTAGGAACTACATTTAACGGTACAACATACATTATTCCTAAACCATCTGCTAAGGCAACTGGTAAACTATCTGTTATCAAGAACTTTGCTCTTGGTAAACCTGACTATAGTGCTGCTGTTCCAACTGAGATACAAGTGTTTGGTAAGCAGTTACTAGACATTCAGAAGATCTTATCTTGTATCGCATATAAGACAGATGATATTAGTGATAGATCACTTCCATTTGACGGATCATCTTCAACTGTTGTAAGTACAGCAGATGATAGAATAACTCTTGCGAATCATAACCTAGTTACCGATCAACGTCTCATATACAACTCTGGTGGTGACAGATTCCAAGATGCAAGAAATCTAATTATATCAAACATTGATTACATTGTAGAAGAGACTATTGGTGATCTAAATGCAACTTACCCTAGTCTTGCATACAACTCAGCAACCTGTGCTAGAGATACAAGGTTGATTGTTGCTGCATGGGCAAATGATTTGAGATATGGTGGTAACTTCTTCTCACTAACTGCTGCTAACGCATATGTTGGTGGTGCTGTATCATTAGGTAATGCTTATATTGATGCTGCTAATTTACTTAAGGATAATAAGAACTTGATTGCTGCCGAAGCAGTGTATCTAATGTTATTAGATCCTACAGTTGGTACTTCATCTGGTTTTCCTGGCGTACCTGGCGGTGATCAGAACTGTATTGATGACATTGTTGATGTCGTGGAAGCGATTGCATATAACTTACGTTATGGTTCAAATAGCGAAGTATATGACGCAGCAAATCTATATGTTAATACTGTACACCTAGATGGTGAAGAGACACAGGCAGTATGGGCATTCAATAAAGCAAAAGAATTAGCAGCTGATGTTATAGTTAATACTGCTATTAATATTCAAGGTAGTCATGGATATACTCAGGTAACAAACACTGGTGTTACATTTGATGCTGCTGTTTGTGCAACAGTTGATGCTGCAATGGATACTCTATTCAATATTGTTACTACTGCTATTTCTAATGACAGTCTTTCTACTGTAACCAGAACTGCACCTGCAAATTCTATTAAACATATCGAAGGTGAAGAGACTGAGACCATTCATGCCTTCAATAAAGCAAGAGACCTCTGCAACCTCGCTATAGTCAACAACCTACCAATCGGCACATACACGACTATAAATCCCGTAACTGACCTCAGTATTACGGTAGCAGGAGACAGTTGTGCAACTGTCACAAGCACCATCACAACACTTGCTAAAATAATCACAGATGGTATTGATAATCCATCTACATTACCTGAACCAAACATAGGCAATTACCCAGAAATTAGAAGTGGTACCCCTATCGGTGGACTTACAAATGGTGCTGCATATTATGCAGAAGTAATTGATTCAAATACAATAAAATTAAGGACTTCACCTGGTTCAGCAGCAATTAATTTAACTACTGTTGGTGCAGGTTCAGGACACTCCTTTAGATCTTTCATTGATGGTGTCAATGATACATTCAAGTTATCTAATAATGGTGTACCTATGTCTACTAGGTTAGGTAAGACACCTGATAAGGATCAACTATTTGTTATTGCTAATGGTATTGTTCAGAACCCTGCCAATTACACTTATGCAAATGATATCATAACATTCAACCAACCATTACTTAGTGGTACAACTGTACTAGCAATGTATTATGATCGTGCATCATATACCTCTAGTTTCCAGTTAGATACTATTGGAGATGAACTCAAGACATTTGGTGCAATAACACCAGGTAACGGATATTCAAATGGAACTTATACAAATGTACCATTAAAGAATAATCTTGGATCTGGTAGTGGTGCTACTGCAGATATTACAGTTTCTGGCAATAAGGTAACTAATGTTGTATTGAATCAAGCAGGTAATGGATATACAAAAGATGATGTATTAGGTTTATCTGAAATAGGAGAACAGTTAACTACTAACTACGTTCCTTCTACAGCAACTTATACACCTGCTAGTGGTGATTTGGTGTTGACTATTGGTACTCACACTCTAACAACTAATGATACAGTTAGAATTGCTAACAATGCCCTAACATTCAGTTGTTCTTATGGTGGCGGTGGAACTGCAGCATATCCACGTCCTACAGATCCTATTGGTAATCTATTTGATGTTCCTATTACTGCTGTAGATCAAGCAGGTGGAACAATTACAGTTAATGCTTTACAGGGTACATCTCCTACCAACACTGATGCTCATACATGGCAAGGTTTAAGTACTTATCAGTTCCAACCAACTAAGGTTAAGTATATTCCTGCAACAGGTGACATGATAGTTACTGCTGCTGCTCATGGAATGTTTAAAGGTGATAGAGTACAGTTCGCTACTGATTCACTAACCTTTACATGCTCTAAAGATAATGATGCTTCTAACCACACATATCCTCGTATTGCTGATCCTGTAGGTGGTGCATGGGTAACAATTGATAGTGTTACTACAGATTCATTCAAGGTAAACGTAGGTAAGAACGAGAGATTTGAATTTACACCTTCAGCGTCAACATATAATGCTGTAACAGGTGATGTGACACTTGATATTGGTTCACATTCTCTACTTGCTCCAATCGAACATACAGCAAGTGATGCTGTTTATACACCTGCAGATGGTAAGGTTGTTATTACAGTTAATGGTCATGGAATGTCTAATGGTGATAGAGTATGGATCGTAGATGATTCATTATCATTTACATGTACTCATGGTGCAGGTACTAAGACATATCCTAGATCAACTGACCCCATTAGTGGTAAGTTTGTAGAGATCTTTGATGTAACAAATAATACATTTACTATTCAATGTTTAGAGACCATTCCATCAACCAATACTACTACTCATACCTTTGCTGGTGCATCTAGTTCTGGTATTAGACAGGCAAGAGATTTTGTAACAATTAAGAGAAATGGATTGATCT